TGGAAAACTTATCAAAATCCGCACCTGCACTTAAACCGGCAGCCCCGGCAAGTCTTGTAAATCTCTTGTTTTCATAATCAACCTGTAAGCCGAGGATATCTTTATCCGTATAGCCAATATAAGCTTCCAAAGCCTCTACTCTGTTCAACGCATCGTTTGCCGTGTCCACTGTATCGGTTATAGCATTGATTGCCTCTGTAGCTTCATTAATCTTTTCATTCAGTATCAAAAATTCATCTGTACTTACAATTTGCGTTGCGGAGGATGGTACTTCCTCTACCCGAATAAAAAATGTTGCTGTTGATAATACCGATTGACCATCCAGAAGAGAAATATCCGCTTTTACTTGACCCTCTACAGCAAGAACCTGTTCTGTTAATTCGGCAGTTATCGTTCCGTTACTGTTAATTTTTGCCGCATTAATACAGCTTGTTCCATCGGGTTTAAGACATCTGAAGCTTGCTGTGGCTTTTGGCGGCGGAACAAATTTTATTCCGTTTTCGGTAAGCGTTATCATTATAAACCGTGATGCGTTATCAAACTGAATTCCATACACGTATCTATAATTAATATTTTCGTTTAATTCAAGCGTTATCTGTTGTATCGTTTGCAATCTTTAATCCCTCCTCAAGTTTTTCAACCTTATCAATTAGTTGTTGAAGTGTATATATTAACGGTGCAATCAGTTCTTCATACGATAAGCTCCATCCATATTTTTCATCATAATGACTTGCAGCAACCTTGCCGATTGTTTTAGTGGCCGCCTCGTTTAATTCAGGCGCCATAAGTCCCATATGCAGCGGATCAGAATCCATTTCATTCCTCATATTATAAAAGCAGGGGGTCAGTGCCTTTATAAATTCAACAACAGATTTATCGAAATTTTTAATATTTTTCTTTTTATCCGGGTCTGAAACAACATCCGGCGAATGATACAAATATATCCTGTTCCATCTGTGATTTGATTCTCCAATCGTGCATGTTGAATCCTCTGTTCCGTTTTGATCTAACGGCTGCAAAACACCAACATTGCTGTTGTTTATACACCATTTTAGCTGTCGCCATCTCCCTTGTGCGTTAGCTGCTTTTGATACGAATGGCTCCGCAATATATCCGAAATTGATATTGGTCTGATCTGTATTGATTCTGATTTTTGGTGTATCTAATGCATCCAAAACTTTTACTTCTTTGGATGTCAGAGTATTAAAAATGCCATGTCCCCAATCGGAAACAGCAAACGAATACTCACCAGCACCTTCATCATACAGCTTAATTATAAAATTCTCCGATGTACTTCCGCTTTCTGATGATATATCAAAAATAAGATCGTATTTTTGTCCTTGCTCGTTTTCATGATGCCATGTTTTCTTAAACCCTGTGCTGGTTATTTCAAACCCGGCTATGTTCCCTTTGTCGGCTTCGATGGCAATACCCCGGATAAATTGACCCACCAATTCATCCGCTACAACACCATTAGCTGTAATTGCAGTATGCCATTGCCAATCCTTCCCGTCGGCTGTTCGTGTTTTTGAAATCTGGATTCCCTGTGTTCCTATTGAAAGAGCGCCATACAATTCAGAGTTCGGATTCAAATCCTGAAATAAAATAGCCCGGATGTCCTGCTGCTGAGCGGCATCTGTTTGTGCTTTCAATTGAACATTTGCCCCATTCAAAGCCCCCTGAACCTTTTCAGCATTAATAGTTCCATCCGAATTTGTTATTTTTTTCACTGTTGATGTAACATCATTGACCGTGTTTTCATTCCTTACAATATCAGATGAAATCTGTTCAACAGATAGTGTATTATTTGTAAAATAATTTGGTTGAAATGAGCCTAAAACAATATTTTGTGTTTTGTTTTTTATGCAATCATATGTTATTGATATAGCCTGCGTTTTTACGGATATCCCCAATTTCTCATTGATGCAGGTTGCAGTATCTCCCAATGATATTTGTTCCAACCCGGAAAACTTTTTGTATTCAGCGGTATTTTCAAGCAGTTCCACATTTATATCAAGAGTTACATCCTCTTTATCAACGTTTTCTTCTGAAAACATAAGATTGCTTCGCCGTATTAATTCCCTACGCAAAGCTGCAAGATTAGGGAATGATTCTTCATCACTTTGTGCATCAGATGAAAGTTTCACATCATCAAATTTGACAAGTTTGGTATAAACAACGGGATAACTGTTAATCAAAGGGCTGTTAACCCATGGTGTTTTTCCGTCAAGCATATATCCGTTATAGGCTTGCGGAATAATTCGGGTGCAGAGATTATTCCTGTTGATTTTTTGCGACATACCAAGAATGTTTTTACCATATCTCAGCGTTGCTCCATAATCTCCCCCGGCTCTTTGATTAATTATAATCTTGAAATTGTCATATATAATTTGTCCGCCCCATCGGCTTGTAAATGCCTGATCTGTATCTCCGTTTATGGCACTTACAGCATTTTGATTTTGATAATAAGCGGTTGCCGTTTTTACAATATCACTTTTTCCCTGATATTTTGTTCCTTCAAAAATCTTATTCAGAGCAGTTTGACCGTTAACCTTTGTCGGTCTGACATCAAACAAAAATGTATCACTGCAGGCATCTAAAAAGATCGGATAAGCTTCGGCTGATATTTCGGTTTCATTCAAATCGGTATGGAATATTCTGAACAACTGTTCGCCGTTGAATGATGGTGCCTTAATTACAGCGCCATCGGAAATATATTTCCATCTGTTGTTGCTGTCCAAAGGATGTTTTAGGCTTAAATTCCAATCCGCATTCAAATTAGCCGTTATAACGCACTCCGTTGGAAACAAAACCATATTGCCGTTATTTTCATATTTGCTGTTTTCAGGCAAATAAATCTGAATCATTATAATGTCCTCCAATTCGGAATCATTTTAATCTTTCCGTTTTCCGGAACAGTATAAGAAATACTGTTTGTGCCGTTTTTTAACCAAAGACCTTCAAAACTTCCCAAAGAATTCTGATTGATAAGCTGTCCGTTATCCTCACGATAAACAAGCATTAAATCTGTATCAATCACTGCATTTTGAGCAACATTAACCTGAAATGTGTTATTATTTACCGTAAGACTAAATACACCCTCCCCGGCAAGTTTATATATCGGTGCCGATAAATAATATAGATTAACTATTGTTGATGAAATACTAATTTCCTTTTTTCCCATTGTAAGATAAATAAATGGATCACAAGTGCAATTCAATGTAAATGTACCGATTCTTTTTGATATCCGTTCAATATCTGACATTTCTATGATTTGCGTTTTATAGAAGTGGTTCTGATCGTCATTGAAAAGCAGCTCGCTTTGTTGATTGGAATAAATCCATGCCTTAATTACTCGAGCTTTATCAGCAAAGTTTTCGGGCTTGGATGACATAAAATTGCATTCGACTGCAAAATTTATTTCTTCAAAGGTATCTTCATCAATTGTCAGTATTCCGTTTCTTCCGTTAACATTCTTTTTTTCAATCCGTTTCTTTGGAGTGGGAATATTAGGTCTTTGTATCACAAAAACACCTAATGCAGAAGCATTTTTTCCACTCAAAGTAAAATCGTACATTATACCATCCCCCTCGACATAGAATAAGCCTGCTGCTGATTTGTAATATATTTTTGCGTATTATTAGAAACAACTCTTCCATCAAGATTCACATTGTTATTTAAAACAATTTCCGAACGGTAATTTCCTGTATTCATAACATTTGGATTATCTCCGAATCCAAGCGTAATATTTCCGGCAAGGCTATTTGCTGCCTTTTTCAATTTTCCTTCATTTGCATACATACCCTTGGTTAATTCGTCTATCATATCGGGCATCCATTTTGGAACATCAACCAACGGTCCCTTATCCGGAACTGAAAAGTGCAAAAAGGAACTGATTGTATTAGCTACTCGCTTAACAGCATTAACAACCTTGTTTATCATAGATAAGATTCCATCAATAATATTCTGAATAAAATCTTTTCCCCACTGTTTAGCGGATTTTCCAACCTTCGATAACCCATTGAAAAGAGATGATATCAATTTCGGAACTGCCGTAAGCATAAGTCCTATATTATTAATCATCTGCTGAGCAAGCAGTGCCATAATTCTGACAGCAACTGGTATTAATTCAGGTATCAGCTTTATTAATGCAGCCACCAAATTAGAAATAATTGTCGGCACTGCTTCCATAAGTTTCGGAATCGCATCAACAAGACCTTCTGCCAAAGCAAGTATGATTTCTACAGCCGCCATTATCAAATTTACCAATGTATCAGGAGCAGTTAAAACATCTACAATTTTTAACACAACATCCACTATGGTCGGAATCAATTCAGGTATGTATTCAGATAATGATTGAGCTAAGAAAACGATTATTTCAAGTGCCGCTTCCACTAATGACGGCAATGCATTCAATATTCCGTCTATAAGTGAAAATAAAATTTTAGTGCCCGATTGAATAATAGAAGGTAAGGAATTGATTATGGATTCAAGCAATTTCGGAACAAGCGTATTCAGTACATTCATAATAACAGGAAGCAAAGCATCAATTTGATTCAGCAACGATGTTGCAATATCCGCAATACCTTCGCCCAATGTTTCAGCCGCATCGGTACTACCGTTCAGAGCGCCAACCAGTCCCTCCCCGATTAGTTCCGTTCCGGGAGCGATGGAATTAATCAAATTTGCTCCTATCATTTTAAAGCCAGTGCTTACGGGTTCAAGACTTTCTCCCAGTTTGGCAGTAGCATCCGTCAATTCAGACTGAGCTTTCCGGGCATCAATAATTGCACCGTTTGAATCCTTATAATTCTTGGCAGCTTCGGAATATAAACCATTCAGAGTATTGGTAATAAGCTGTGCCCTTTCCTGTTCGCTGTTGCATTTTGCAAGGCTCTCATTAAATTTATCTTCTGAAACACCTGCCCAATTGAGTGCATCGGCAAGCGGACCGGTAACTTGTCCCACTTTGGCAGTTTCATTTGCCGCCTCGGTCAATCCCTCTATCGGCAGAGAATCTCCGAATGTTCCCCATACACCGGCACATATATCCGTCCACTTGGACAATTCTTCTTCACTTGTTGTAAGTTTTGCTAAATGGTTTACAGCTTCAATGCTTCTGTCCTCTTCTCCGAGAACAGAATAAAAATTCTTATATGTTTTCGTTGCAACATTCTGTGAAATGCCAGCTGTCTTAAATGCTGTTTCAAGCTTGCCGATATCTTCCCGATATTCACGGGTGCTTTCCGTAATACTGTTAATTGCAGCCACCCCACCGGCGGTTGCTCCGACAACACCTGCAACTGCGCCTGCTGCAACCTTAAGACCCGTTTTAAGACCACCGGCAATCTTACTGAGCTTTTCGGTCTTTGAAGCCGCATCTTCTGCAGAATTTCCCATTTCATCAAAGGCATCGCTTGTTTCCTTTGCGCTGCCCGACATCTGTTCAATAGCGGAATCATTTTTTTTAATCTGATTTTTCAGATTATTCAAATCAGTTTCTGTGTTATTCAGAATAGTCTGCCATTTTAAAGTTTGGTCGGCATTGTCCCCATACTCTTTTTTAGAATATTCAAGAGCTTTTTTTACCTCAGCAAGTTTCTTCTCCTGCAACTCAACACTTTTGTTTAAAACTTGATTTTTAGCAATTAATGCATCTTCACTGTCTGCATTTTCCAAAAATTCCGAGGCAGTTTTTTTCAATTCCGAATCTGTTGTACGCAATTCCTGATTGATATTATTTAAGCTTTTACGGAATTCCTTTTCTCCGTCCAGACCAATTTTAGGCCCTATAGTATAACTTGCTATTATCAGTTCACTCCCTTCGGAAAATATTTTTCTTCATCAAATATTTCAACTGCCAAATCGTGAGAAATCTGATAAACAGAAATTAAATCATATAAATTTCCAAGAGGCATATGTTCAAATTCATTTCTTGGAATGTTAAGCATATATCCCCAGTACTCCAGCCACACAAGGGGAATAGGTCGGTTTGTGTGGCTGTTTATTTTTTTGTGTTTTTCAATTTTGTTTTAATTTCTCCGTTCGCAGACGATAAACATTTCATAATCATGTTTACAAAATTTTCAATTTCATCATCTTCCAGCAAGGTTAATATTTCTTCTGCCGACAAACTGCGCCATTTTCCATACTCATCCACAGCACTGTTTGTGCGGATTTTTGCAAAAGAACCAAAGCTGTTATTATATGCCGCACCCTGATGTATTAAAATTTCGCCGATTAGGCTTATACCATCCAATGCTTCGCCGAAGAATTGGATTCTTTCATCTTCATTGAGTTTGGCTGCGGACTTAATGCCTATTGCTTTCTGAATAGGCATTAATGCCTTAGTGATTTCTGCCATTCGGCGCTTGGCTCCCAATGAAAAAACAAGTGGGTAGTATAAACCACCCACTTGAGCATAAAAAACTTTATTCATTATCCGTGTTTCCTCCCTCTGCTTTTCCTCCGCACCTGAATATCAGATATTCTATTGCACTGGCTTCATCCTCAAACCATGCATCTTCCATCCAAGGATGCCTGTTTTCTTCGTTTACCTCATCAGAGCGGAAAACAGAAGCTGTGATGGAAGGTGTTTGCCATTCAATGCTTTCCCCTTTTGTTGTGGCAGCATTTTCAGGAAGTTTAAACTGAACCTTGGGAAGAAAGACTGCTCTGTAACTGTTTTTGTTGTTGATCTGATGCATTTCAATTATTCCGAAACCAAAATAAGGTGCTTCGGCATCATCGTCATAAACAGTAACTTCCACAGTTTTAGCACTTCCATAGGTAACACTTTTCGTTTTCAAACCGAGAATAAGTATTGAAATATTCTTTGAAAGATCATCCGTTCCGAGCGTAAGCTCTCCACTCTGAAATGTGCCGCTGTCATTCTCTCTGATACCGTTATCTGCATAAAGAGGATTGTCATCTGATACTTCCCATGAAACACCATATTCAACTGCTGCACCTGCTACGGTTGCAGCAGAATAGGTAACCTTTCCGTTACTGTTTGAATATTTACCGATAATCGGTACTGCTAAACCTTTAATTGCCATATTTATAACTCCTTTGTTACTCTTTTGTTGAATTCCTCTTCAAGAATTTTGATTGTTTTATTTTCATTTGCTTTCACCGTCTGTGTAACAACACTGTTCTTTTTCAAAAAATCGGTTCCGATTTCCAAAGAACGGACAACAAGAACATTCGGGATTCCTTGCGGAAAACTGTTTGTTCTGTAAGAACCATAACCGTCAAATCCTATTTTTACATTAATAAATCCGTTTTTATTTTCAAATGCTGCAATTCCGAATCCATTAATAATATCCTGCTTTTGAATTGTTGAAATTCCGCTTGCCTTTTTGCCTTTTCTCATAAATGGCGGTAGGCCGCTTCCGTCTTTTCTGTCCTGCGTAGGCAAAGCTTCCAAAGCACTTACGATTTTTTCGCTCATATAAGCAGCCCCTTTATAAACCGACGGCTTAATATAGCTCTGCAGCTTTTGTTCGGCTTTTTTATATCCCGAAATTGTAAGGTCAATTCCTTTCCCAATTTCCAAACGTGCCATTATAGTTCAACCTCATAATGATAATGAATTATTTCTGTTTCCTCATTGTATTCAACATTGGTCAGCTGAAAAGAAACACGAAAGGTATTAAATGCATTTTCAAGTCTTCTGATTAAATCAGCATCCGGCTTTTTCAAGTACAGATCAACGGAATAATTCAAAGAATACTGAATTTTTTTGTTGTCAGCTGCTACCTCGCTGCCTTCACTGTTTTCTTTCCATACAATGTAAGGAAACGCTTTGCTCTTTGAGTAAAAATGGGAAATATTTTGCATTACAGAAAGCAGGCAATCAATCAATTTCTGCGAATTCATAATTCTGTTCAATCCTTTCAAGTGATATACGCATAATTCTTAAGCCGTTTTCATTTATGGTAGGCTGAACCATTCTGACGATGTATTGCGCACCATCTTCAAGCACAACAACATCATTGACAGCTACGCTTGTATCAAAATAGCTTTCTATAACAGCGGATATATTCTGTCCGTTTTTCATTGCATAATAAAATCGTGTAATTCCAAGCTCATAATATGAAAAACAAAATCTTGTTTTAAAAACCAATTTTGATTCCGGCATTTCTCCCGGTAAAGCAATATTTTGTGTTGAATAGACCTTTGCTATTCCGTCATCATATGTTATCATTCTTTTCACGGCCTTTTTGAGATAAAATCAAGTTATTTAAACTATATCTTAAAAAACGAGGCATCGAGGTTTCCCCCGATGCCCTTTTTCTGAACAAGTAAGCTGCATACTGAATAATAAGCATATTACATTCAATGTTATCAGAAAGAACTGCTCCCTCTTTTTCAATTTCTTTTTTTGAAAAGTCTAGTAATTTCAAAAGATAACCATCATTTGAATCTGTTAACATTTGCAAATCCGCTTTTAAAAGTGCCAGCCTTTCCGATTTTTTCATTTTTTATTCACCAGCCTTTGAAATTTTAACAGTATAGGTTAGCGTTGAAAGTCCCTTGCTTACTTTAACAGTAAGTGTGTGCTCGCCTGCTGTGAATTTGATATTCTGACCATTCGCAATCAGATTATTATCAAACTGCATTTTAATCTGTGCGCCTGTCTGAGAGGCAACCGCATTGACAGTAGCAGATGCTTTGCTTGCAGCCAAGGTATAATCATATTTTGCCGGATTAAATGTCGGAGAAAGCGTTTCATCCCCGATAATCAAATCCGAAAGAGTTGCATCGTTTGCCTTATCGCCGGCAAATGTTGCGGATGTTATCGGTGCAGCACCGATTCCAATTACAACAAATCCTTCCGGAATAACAGGCACACCATCATATCTGGCAGTTCCTTTGAATGCAACCTGATCTTCTGCGAAGCGGTATTCATCTGAGCGTTCGATATTTGAGCCTGCTCTCTCTGCAAGCAGATACAAGTCTCCATATCCGGCAATAATATTATTATCAGGAATAATATCGTCTGACAAAACAATAATATCGCCACCGGCAACAGGCATAATGCCTTCTTCAATGGTAACGATTTTACCTTCTGCGTTCGCATTCATACCATGAATTTTAATCATGGTATATGTACTTTCATTCATCGCCCAGAACTTTGTGCTCCTTGAATACTTGCCTTTTGTAAGACCGCCTGCCGCTACAATCTGACGGAAGAAATCAATGCCCGTTATGGACGAATCAATTGTTATTAAATGGGAATTAAGGTTTTCCCAAGCTCTTGCCTGCTGCGGATAGTCACTGGGTTCTGATGTCTGCGCAAGTCTTACGGCAATTCCTAACGGCATTTTGGTTCCGAGACCATAAAGTATAGCCTTGTCAATTCCGATACCGAGAGAAACAAGCAGGGCTTCAACAATTTCATAGGCTAAGTCAATATCGGAACTATCTTCCAGTGTTGCTCTGCAAATATAAATCAATGCGCCTAACTTATAGCCATCTACCTCAACCTGATTAAACCCGAAATCAATTTCATTGATTGCTGCACACATCTCCGTCCATACAGCTTCAGGAATAGTTCCCATTACAATCTGACGGGATTTTCCGTTTACACTGCGCAGACGAACTCTGTTAATAAGCTTTGAATAGTTGATAATATTTTCCCTGATTATATCCAAAAAAACCGTTGGAATACCGAGCTGTGCGCCGCTGATAGTCCGTTTCTGATTGGATGCCTCAAGACCCTTTTCTCTGAAGTCCTTTAAGAAGCTTCTTACCTCATCTGATGCAAAAATCTGACTTCTTTCTTCTGCTGTAAGATTAAAAAATTTTCTGGTGTTCATTTCCTTTATTTCCTTTCTGTTCTGATCTGGTGTTAAAATCGGTTTTGCTTCCATTTTTGAGCGCAGCTCTGTGATTTCCCTTTCCCAGCTTCGAATTTCTTCCTCCGCTTCAAGAATTGCAGCATCATTTTCGGAACTTTCGGTATCAATACGCTCCGCCTCATCCTCAACAATTTTTCTTTCTTCCTCGGTTGAATTTTCATCAAGCTCGTTCAGTGATTCTTCACATTCTTTAGCCTGCTGCTCAAGATTCCGCTTTGTAATATTCAAAGCTTCCAAATCTCTCTTTTTTTCCTGAATTTTTTTTGACAATACAAGTGTTTTGAGTGCCATAATTATTTTTCTCCTTTTATTTTATTTAAAATTGTTTTTTTCCACGCTTTGAAGTTTTCTCTTTTTTCATTTTGATAGTCCAAAAGCGTTTGTTTATTTCGTGCATGAATTTCCGTGTTTTTATAAGCTGGAAAGGTACATGGGGAAACTTCATATAAAGGCAAAACAACTTTGATATCATCAACAATTGTTCCATCCTCTTCTTCCGTTCGCTCTTTCGTTTTTATATCGAAACCAAAAGAACAGCCTGTAACATCCCGTCGTTTTATTCTTGCCAGAGCATTCATAGCATCCGAATCCTGCTTATTGATTTCCACAGTTCCATACAAGCCGATTTCATCACAATAAAAAACAGCAGTGCCGTTTGACCTGCTGCCTAAAACGATATTGCTGTCATGATTCCAAAGAACCTTTATTTCATCACTGCTTGCTAAGCATTCATCGAATGCACCGGGACTGATTTTTTCTTTCCAACCTGAACAAATTTCATAAAATTCATTGAATTTTGCAAAATATCCCTCAATAATCGGATTTCCGTTTTCTGATTCACGAATTTTCATTGCTTCCATATTAAGCATTCTAACTTCCATTATCACTACCTCCTTCCTGAAGCTTTTTTTGATCCCCAATCATTTCTTGAGGAATATAGTTTTCTAAAATAACCAAATTATCTAATCCCGATAAGGGATCAAGTCCAATCCAATCTCTGACCTCGTTTCCGGTCATAATGCCCTTTGTATACATATCACTTCCTACTGTTGACAGGGCAGTAATGTCATATGTGTACAGGGAACGAGAATTGAATCTGACGTACCAATCGGGATTTATAATTAATTTTTTGGTTATTTCTTGTTCAATAATGTTACAAATCGGTTTAATCTTTGTTGAAATAAAATTATTCCATTCATCTTTATCAAAGGCTCCCACTCCAACAAGAAATTCCGGAACGCCCAACATGGCCGCCACAGTTTTTTTGTCAATATTAACCGAATCGTTTATAGCCAAATCATTTAACGAAAGCGGCTTAACTTCCTGAATTTCAAATGTGTCTGCAGGAATCAGCCATGGTTCGCCTGCTTCATTGGATTTAATATAATCATTTAAAATTTTGGATCTTTCTATCGGCTTTCCGAATTCATCAACAAGGGCATCAGCCTTAACAATAAGGGATGGCTTCCATTTACTTTCCATAAATCCTTTCTTTGTCTTTGCCGCCTGTGCTAATGTAGAAACAACTGTTTTTAAACTGGCTTCATATGAATTACCTTTCCAAGGGTAAGGCAATTTCGGATTATTCGGAAAATGCAATATTTCTTCGGGATAAAACTTTATACCGTTATAGAGAATATAATAGCCATACCCTTCCGGAACAAAGGTCACTTGATTTGATGAAACAGGTATTAAATTTTCAATATATTCATCCTTAAAAACAGGCAATACAATTGAATTACCGGTAAGCAGCATTTCTTTTACAATCACATAAATAAAAGTTTTCCGTGTCATATATGTATTCGGAGCAATATCAATCATTTTTGATAAACTGTTTTTTATCCTTTTATCTCCATCATCACTGTTGCACCTAAGATGAATTGTCATGCTTGAAATTAAATCCGCTATTTTTTCAATTCCGGCTAACACTTCGGGATTTTGTGAAAGCGGTGTATAGCCACTGCAAATCATTTCATTAAAATCCGAACCCATCAGGAATGAAAAATTATTTCTCTTTTCATCGCTTTTATTTGATATCCTTACATTTGTTAACTTCTTTAGCTGTTGAGCCATTCTTCAACCTTCTTTCCTTTTCTGCTGTCAACAAGCATTTGTTTATTTGCTATAACTGCCGCATCAAACAAATCAATTCTTTGTGTCGGAAGAACCTTTTCAAATCGTACAAAATCGTCACTGTCCTCAATTGCTTTAAC